CGTTGTGACGTTCTGCGCCATTGCAGATACCTCCTATTGAGTTTCAACAAAACGCGATCCGTTATCCGATAGTCGGGCGATCCGCTTGCGCATCATGGCAGCGCCAGCCAGTAGATTACTACATTTAACGGGCCGAGCGCGGTTAGCCGTTACGACTAAAATACACGCAAGCGATATTTATTGCAACCCCTAAGAGTTAGCTTGCATCCATTGGTTCTCTATTTTGGTTCTCCAAGGTGCATCTGTTTTCCATCTAGGATCAGAAATAGCTGACTCAAGATCTTCTTTTGTCATTTCTGGTTTGTTTACAACAGGCGCTATAGGAATGTTTTCATTCGTAAGAGATTGGTGATATTTTACAAACGCATTGATAGCATCAGCATTGTTTAAAGATCCCGCTAATGACTCACGTTCTGAGTTTGTTAGAGGAACTTTCATCAAGCTTCTTTCTACCATTTGGATTTTTTCTTGTGCATTTTTGCCAAGCTTTTCCATTTCGGCGCGTTGATCGTACTCCATACTCTCTTGTTCTTGCTTAGACAGAGCTAGTACACGCGAGGCCAGATCCTCGAAAGCATCCTGGCTAATCCCATTTTCTTTAGCCCATTCCTGATATACGGAGACAGTCGGATCATCAGCATCCAAACCTTGATCCGACAAGCCAGAAACATCATACTCATCCGGTGCTTTATGTTTGCCAGACTTAAACTTTTTTTCAAGTTCAGCATAGCTTTTTGCAAGCTTTTCAACATCAGGTCCGTCCTCATCCCAAAATTTTTCTGGATAATAATCAGGGCGCTCTAAAGGAGTATCGTCTTCTTGTGACGCTTGAGCTTCTTCTTGTGGTTGTTCGTGAACAGCAATCGGAGCTTCAGCGCTTGGCTCCTCCGGTTGTGTTACATTAATCATTGGGGCATCAGCCTCAACTTCTTGCGCAGCCATTTCTTCAGCCATTGTTTGACCTTTCTATCTTTTTTTCAATCATACGAATTATTTCAGCCATCCCTGTTCTGGCATAGCCAAAACTTGCATCTTCCCCAGGGAACCAAGTCGGTTGTTCTATTGTTATACTTCTTAAATGACTTAGTACCTTTTGACCTTCAGCACTTTTAAAAACCTTGCCGTATATCATATCAAGATCATCGGCTCTTGGTGCTTCACGTTCTGCCTGGATTAAACCTTCCCATCCTTCGGGTGAACTCATTGCATCGCCTCCATTGTTGCTCCTCCATCATCAGCAGGTTGTGGCCCTTGTTCAGCCATCATTGCTTGCTGCATCTGTTCAATCATTGCTTGCTGTTCTTCTGGCGTAGTCAGCAATTCTTGATTAATGTTCATTTTCTCAGCAATGTACTGAGCTATTCTAGGAATAGATAATGCTGCCTGTCCCTGTGGGCCAAGAGAGTTTGCTATCTGCATAAACTGGACAACATCATTTACCTCTTGAAGCTTCTGAGACTGCGCCAGAGGCGCTACGGGAGTAACTTTAACCTCAACGCCGTTTACCTTTAGAGGCAAGTCAATATAGCCTTGCTGGTCCATTATATACAAAATACGAGATACAAGCGGAACCATAGTTTCGTTAATCAATCTACCAAACGCAGACCCCAGGTTACTTGCTAGTTCTCTTGATCTTTCAGCAATCTCAGTAGCAGAACGCGCTGACATATTATCAGGCGGCAGTGTATCATCCATTAAGATCTTTTTAATATTGATACGCAGATCATTCATAACAATCTGACTTACATTGAAATCGCCTGTGCGGGGCAACGGAGCCAAAGACGCGCCTTGCGGTCCACCATTACGCGCAACACCGATAACTGCACCAGGCTGTATCTTAATGTTTTGCGGGTTCAATATACCATCATCAGCAGCCGTATAGACACCAGCAATAGCTAATGAAGCGTTTTTAAGAACTAGCTCAACAGTTTTATTTAAGGTCTTAATATCGCTGATTGCAGTTACCAAAGGACCGCGACCATACACTTCGCCAGCAACTTTCATATAACGCGCAACAATAAAGGGAGATGAATCCATTGTCCGGTAAACAAGCTCCTGACGCTTGTTAGGCCAAATCACATGATAGCAAAACCGCCCTTCGTCATAATCATAAATTACAGCATCAACTAAATCTATTTCCTTTGATGGAGAATTTGATATTGCTTCCTGCAATTCCGATGTCATTTCCAAGTCTGGAAACTCTTGTGGTATTGCTTCAGCTTTCATTCTGAGCTTACGGTATACGTTATCAATATTACCAAACGTACCTTCTTCGATAGCTACCAAGTATTGAGGAATTGGTGTAAACCTAATTGGAGTAGCTTCATCACCAGGTGTTACCATCATAACCGCTGTACCGACACACAGATCTAACAAAAACTCACCCATTGCCAGGTCAAAGTTAGTTTGACGCATTATTTCAAACATACGTTTTGTGTAAGCATCAAGAGCAGCTTGCGCTTGAGGGCGCTGTTCTTGTGGTATTCCAGTGCCAGCTTCTAAACGACACCATTCTTTTTGCGGTGGGAACAAGCCAGCTTGTATTCTATTAGCAAAACGCTGTGTTGCATGGATGGCTGTAGAGTCAAAAACCCTGACCATCTTACCTTTGCCAGCTACACCACCTTCGTAGTAGCCAGAATAAAGATTACGCTGTGGCAAGGCAAACTCATAGCAGTCTTCATAGATAGACCGCCATTCATCCTTACGGGCTTGCGCCTTGGCCTCACGTTCAATTATTTCATTTACATTTAGCCTCGACATTGTGCTTATCCTTTTTTGTGACGGTCGGCGAAGTTACGCGCAGCTTCAACAGAACCAAAACCCCATGCTCTTAGAGCCAACGCTTTTCGAGTAGGTTTGCCCTTTTCATCTTTCATAGGGCCTTTCATACCAGCGAAACGAGCAGCGAAACTAATGCGCCTGGGATTTGTACCTGTTTTAAGTTTACGGCCCATTCCAAGCGCCTGGCGGCCCTTTTCATTTAAGCCGCCCTTAGAGCTTTGATATTTTTTTGCTACCATTTATTTACTCTCAGGCTTTTCAACCCAAGCTTCATTTTCTGGTGTATTTGGATCATCGGCTACAAACGAACCATCATCCTTACGAGCGCGTACTTTTCTTACGGGAGCTTTGACTTTTGTTTTGTTATAAACGCGAGGATCAGATTTAATTCTTGTCATTAGTAATCTCCACCTAATTTTGTTTGAAGTTTTTCTCTTTGTGGGCTTTCTTGCCTGGCGGGAGAGAATAACAACCTCAATCCACCTCTGCGCATTCTACTGCGCCTTGATTGTATTCCCTGCATCTGAGTTGTTTCTGCACTTTCAGCCCTTGCTTCAGCTCTCTGACGCGCCGCAGCAGCATCTATTTCAGCTTGAGTCGGCCCTCTTGAGCGACCACCAAATAATCCAGACATATTAAAACCTCACCATCATGTAATAGTCAGCCCCCTCTGGGCCAAACTTTGTCATAACACTTTCTACACTAAAATTTAGTGATTTGGCAAACCTTAAAGCAACATCGTTTTCTACTTTTACGCAAATCTGAAGCCTTTTTATCTCGTGATTGTAGATTGCGGTATCGGTTATAGCCTTTGCACCACGCACAAGTAATATCGCATTCTTATAAATGTCTTTGCTGGGGATCATCCACATTTCTGCAAGGCCATTCCATATGTATCTAATACCAAAAACAGCGATAACTTTGCCTCGCGCTACTGCGGTCCAGCTTGATCCGACAACAGCGTTGTCCCAAATGTAATTTATGTAATTAGGAATATACTTTATATACTCTTTAGTGTCGTCATTGTACTGTATTCTAGTCAGATGATCATAGGTTAATGCAACAATATGCTCATCATTGCTCATTCTAAACTCTGGGATCTGAATTAAACCCATTAGAAAATTTCAAAGTCTGTTGCGGCTGAGTAGGTAGAGCTTGCCGCAAAGCTTGTGCCATAAGATCCACGGCGCAGTTTACGTTGCTCACCGCCGCCAAGCATTAGATACCCAAACGCATCGCCACAGTGAGAATGTTCGTTCTTTACGGGCGCATCTTTAAATCTATCTTGCCCAGCGCCCATAGAAACACGTTTAAAAAAGTAGCCACCACTTAGAGATTTGCGCAAACGCAAACATTTTTTATTAACTATTAGACCAGGCTTGCCGCTTACCAAGCGGTTCATAGGCGAAGCAGCGGCCTCACGGCGAACATTGAAAGCATTACTATCTGTTGGCTGCGCTTTAAATCCTATCGACTTTAAATGATCGAAAGCAGTAACCTCATAGATTTCATCGCGCTTATTACCCGCTGGGTCTCCCCAGATCACAACATCAGCCTTATCAAAGCTTGCAGCTATCTTAGCAAGCAACTCCTGACCAAACCGTTCAAGACCCATATCAAACGTAACGAGTTCATCTAAGACCTTCCACGCACCGCCCGCAGTGCGCTGTCCAAATATAGCGGCTGGGGTCAACCCAAAGTCTACACCGATCTGAAGCGGGTACTGAGGATCATACTGGATTTCACCAGACATGAGTTCATCGTCATACTCAGGCCACACCGGACGCCCTTCTTGCACAAAAGTATACTTTCCTTCTGCGTAACATCTGATCCAATCGGCATTCTTACCGCCAAGTAGCTGCTCATAGTACCCATCAGGAAGATGAACCTTGTTTTCCGCTGACGGGTTAACCATCCACCATTTACCGCCAGAAAAAACAAAGCCGTTTGCTTCTGGGTTCTCTGGTATATCTTTGGCTCCTACCTCCAGCACACCGCCAGGTTGACGGTGAAACTTCCAAGGGAACCGCCCACCAATAGGGTTCTTCTCTGCAAGCTCATGCCACCAGTGATCTGCATCAGGCGGGTTTGTATCCATTATAATGCCGTACCAGGACGCCCCTCCGTCCGATTTAGTAGGGTAACGGCCTACACGATGGGTCAAACCATCAATAACAGCCTTTGGTAACTCTCTGGCTTCATTTACCCAGGCCCCCGTAAGTTCCAAAGAAAGCAGTTTACGCACATCTTGCGGCGTAGACAGGGCCATAAAGATAACTTCGCAATCAATACCAGGCGCATTATCGCGGCTGGGCAGCTTTAAATGGTGTGTTATCGGTGGTTGCCAGCGCATTGGCCCCCAAGTGTCTTCTGGAAACAACTCCCCCCAGGTTTTAATTGTGGTTGTTCTTAGCTCTGGATAGGTATTTCTAACGATTACAAACCGCGAATACCGAATACCATCGCGCGGAGAGGGCTTTTGCTGCACAGCTTTCAGCATTATCTCAGCAGCACACCCATATGACTTACCAGATCCAACCGGACCCATCAGGCCACGCACAAAAGATTTATCGTGTAGAAATTTCCAAACCGTAGCAGACTTAGAAAAATCCAAGTTCATGCTGGGGAGATCACTCATCATCAGCCTCATACGTTGTAGTAATCTCTGGACCCTTCATATTAATCCCAATAATCGAAGGTTTATCAACATTTGCCTCAACATCCAGCAAACCACTCGCTTTTGCTAAAATGCGTAGAACACTTACCTTGTCAAACATTTCAATCGTTGTTCCATGCTGACCAACAGTAACTTTCTTAATCGACGCCAAAGCCTCATCAGGAATATCAGAAATAGCCTTAATCTCACCCGTACTTAAATTAATGATATCGGTTATACGGGCCGTACCCATAGCAATCAATTCAGCAGCTACAGCTTCTTTATTCTGAGCAAGAGTTTCAGACCGACCGATCCGGCGCTGCAACAATCGCGCACCGCCA